ATTATTTTTTGCGCTTCGGTTTGCTCAGCTCGATGATGCTTTGATCACCGGTAACGCTCTGCTTCGTCTCTTGAATCGTGTTCATCTGCTTCGCCCGGTATTTCTGCACCGCGTCCAGCCAGTCTTCGGCACCGAGTGGCGTGTTGCGCGAAAACTGATGCTGCACTTCTGCGGCTGCGACGGAGAGGTCTTTTTTCTCCGCCTGCTTGTTGAGCCGCTCAACGATTGCCGTGCTCCACGAGTAGCCTTCATCGCCGCCCCAGCCGTGCCACGCCTGCCATCCCTTGCCTTGCTCATCCCAGCTCTCGCCCTGCTTGTCGGCTTCGTGCCGGTCGAAAAAGGCTTTCATCCGGCGAACCGTGTCCTCGGACATCGGCCGCTTGTTGATGAGGTCGCGCGCCCGAGCAATGCCCACGCTCGTCATGCCGCGCTGTGACATCGGCTTCTTCTCGCGGATCTCAAGTGCGCGCCGTGCGTTGTCCGCCATCGCATCGGTCGGAATGTAGGAGCCGTCGGCGAAGTTGATCGTGACGAGATTTGAGTCGTTCTGGATCTGCTCGACCGGCTCGATTGCGGCGGGTGCCGCCGCGACGCTCGCCGCCTGCGCCTCGGCTGCGCTCGCTCCCACCGCGTCGCCGGCTGCGGCTGCGGCTGCTGGCGTGCTCGGGAGTGAGGTCGTCGTGAGGCGAATCGCCGTCTCCGGCACGCCGTATTTGACCGCGAGTTCCTTCACGAAGCCCGCTTCGATTGCGATCTGTTCCAGCCGGGAGAAAGCGTCGGTGCCTTCCTCGGCTGCGATCTCTTGCAGCGACTTCGCGCCCTGCCGGTTCTCGTTCATGTTCGCCGCCGACTCGCGGCCGACGTCGATGCTGAGCTTGGCCGGGAACCGCCACTCGCCCTTGGTTGCACGTCGCAGAGCTTGAACCATTGTCTCGCCCGCGAGCAGCGGAGGCGGTGCAATCTCGCCGCGAGCGATGGCGTCGAGAATCACGGCGTCTTTGATCGGGTCGAGAACCTTGTCGGTCAGCACGCCCTGCTTGTTCGTGAACACTCGATCAGCCGCAGCGAATTCTGCGCGGACGCTCGGCCCTTTGTATTCCTGCGTCCCGAACAACACTCCCTCGGGCACGCCCACGCCGAGCGCGATCTCGTGCATGAGATGTTGCACAAATCCGGTGAACGCCTGCGACGGACGCGACGGCATGACTTCCACGCGGTCGCTGTTCTGGAAATATCGAATCATGCCGACCTCGGTCAGCTCGTTCTTCTGCGTCTGACCGCTTGGCAAGTTCGCCGCAGGGTTTGGCTGGAAAAGGTTGCGCGGGTTCGCGACGCCTCGGTCGTTGAAGATCAGCGCCGCCTGCTGCGACGAGAAACGAACGCCGGCCTTTTCCGCCTGCAAGATTTCGTGCAGCATCCGCGCCGTCTGGATTGCGCTGTGCAGGTCGGTGACGCCCCGGTATTGATCGACGCGGAACGGGTCGAAGTAGTGGCAAAACTGATTCGCCGGAATGTCCTCCGCTCCGAAGTAAACGCCGTTCCGGTCCACGCGAAAAATCCGGTAAGCGACCGGCTGGCCGAAGTCGTTCGTCACGACGCCTTGAAAGTAATTGTTTGATGCGACGGCTGACTCGTTCGGATTGCCGATGCGCGTGGCCGGCACCAGTTGCAGCTTGAGTCCCTCGCCACTGCGCCGAATCACAAATCCGCAGTCGCCGTCAATCGGACGTTCCTCGGCTGCGAGCTGCACGAGCTTTTTGAAGCTGTGCCGGTTTGTCACGTCGCAGTTTTTACACCACGCGTGGAAATAGTCGTCAATCACGCGGTTGTAATCACGGTCCCCGGTCGTCGGGGAATACTCGTGCGGCGTCAGGTAGAGTCCGAACTTGCGCGAGATTTCCCGAGCCTCGGGAAAATTGTCCACTAGGTCGCGAGCCTCATACATCATCACCACGCGGTCCCGCTGATTCTGCGAGCTCTCGGCCGGCTGCGTGTATTGCTTCGGCGAATACATCCGATTCGTCCGCGCCGCGTTATACTCGAAAAGCGACTTCTGCACGCGAGCTTCGAGACGCTTGAGCGCCCATGTCGGCGCGATGTTCTCCAGCGCACGATCAATCCAAGGTTTTTGCGCGACCAGTTTTGACGCGTCGAAGAAATCGGTGCTCATGTGATTAGTTGCCGGTGAAGCTGACGAATGTCTGATCCGTTGACGATCCGGCCGCGTCGGTCAATGCGTCCTGCAGGTTCCCGAGCATGTTGTTCAGCGCGTTCAGGTCCGCCCGGCTCACGCTCTTCCCGTTCAGGCTGTAACTTTGGTTCAGGAGCACGGCCTGAATCGCGTCAATCGTCTTGGTCTTGAGCGCCGTCAGCGTCGCGGTGTCCAGTCCGAGAAATGGGTTGTCGAGCATACCACTGCTCGAAACGTCAAACCGGCCTTATTCCTTCGGCGCTGCGTAACGAATCACGTTCGCGATTGTCGCCATGCAGAGCAGCATCGCTGAGGTGTCGAGACCGTGATTCGGCGCGTTGCTCTTCACCTCACGCCACTCCCAGACGCCGGTCCGAATCTCAACCTTTGACTCGCCCTTGAGGTGTTCGAGGTAAAGCGGGTTCACGTCCTTCGGGAGGAGCCATTTCAAATCGCCCTTGGCTTCCAGCGCGTTCGCGAGCAGGTCCTTGAAATAGTCGCCAGACCAATCGTAATAGAACACGTCGCCGCCCCGGTAGTCGCTCACGCGTGGTTCCGAAAACGGGAAGTTAATCAGCTTGTCGGTCGCCTCGTCCCGCATCGTCCACGTCTTTCGAGCGTAGCCTCGCATCCCTCGCCAGCCGAAGTCCGCGCAATCCCGATCAACGTCGGCCGGCCGGTAGCCGCGATCTTGGGCAACGCATGAATCCTGCACCTTGTAGCGTTGTTGAATCTGTCGCAGTTGGTCCCGCGTTTCGACGCGCCCGAAATAGAGCTGCCGGTAGGTCGGACCGGTCGCCGAGCTGAACGCGCCGATTTCGACCCACCAGTGGTCTTGCTGCCGGTCGATTGCCATGAAGCGAATGACCTCGCCGTCGATGCCCTCGCCGTTGGAGAACTGCGCGACGCTGTAATCGGACGCCTGCACGAACAAATTGACCACCTTCTTCTCGACAATCCACGGCCGCGCCTCGCGCTTGGTCTTAAACTCGATCTTCATTTTGTCGTCACCTTGGCGCACGTGGTGATTGTCCGCCTCGCAGAATTCTTCCACGAGCAGCCGCATCGGCCGGCTGACAACGGCCTCGACGCGGAAGCTTTGGATCTCCGCCGGCGCGGCCGGGTTGAGCGGAACGAACCGCCCAACCCGCTTCCAGCCCGTCCGCGTCGTGTCGGTGTCCGGCGACTCGTGGCCGCAATGTGGGCAGCGGAAGCGGCACGACTCGACGGCTCGCGCTACGTCCCACGTCTCGTCATCGCGCCTCGCCGCGGCATCCCAGACCACGCCGCCTCGCAGTCCGGTCTCCTCGTTCTTGTCCAAGGCAAACGCGAGCGGGTGAACCTTGTGGCACGCCGGACACTCGGTGCTCCATTCCTGCTGAGTGCCTTGGCGAAAACTCGTGTCCTCGACGTTGCCGGTTTCGAGGTCCATAATCGGAGCCTGCGAGGTGTTGTAGATTTTTGACCTGCCCACCTCCTCGAAGCGACTGACGCGGGCGACGGCGTGGCCATACACGTCCTGCCACTTACTTAACCAGATCTCGTCATTTATTTTATATCTGATCGACTGCGACTGTTGGCTGGAAAGGTTGGCCGGGTTGAGCAGAAAAAAGAAGCCGCCGAAGTAAATCTCGGTCGTCGTCCGGTGCGGCCCGACTCGCGGAAGCATCGCGGCGACCGGCTTGCACGACTCGAAGATCGGGTTCAGCCGTGACTTCGCGTGCCGGTCGATCATCTCGTCGGTCTGCATCGTCCACGAGATCGGCCCGGCGTCGTTGCAGATCAGCCACGGCACCCAGATGTCAGCCACCAGCGTGCCGCCGATTTGCACGGCCTTGCGGAAGTGAACGCGGCGCACCAGCGGATTCTGGAGCGCGTCGAAGATCGGAATCAGCCACGGCGAAATCTTCACATTGAACGGTCCCGGCGTCGCGTAGCTTTCTGGCAGGATGATGTGCTTCCGCGCCCACTCGTAGATCGGCGAGCGGTCGGGCTGCGGAAGTCGCAGTTTGGTGAGGAGTGCGGAGGAGGCGGTCAAAGTTATTGGCCGACGTGCTCAGGACGCATATCAGCCTTGTTGGACAGACGATGCAAAGGGTCTTCTGCATTTAGTAGCGCCCGCTCGTTTAGCGTCACCCAAACCCATCCTTTCCAGCTGCCGTTCACCTTTCGCCTTCTTTCGCTCGGTTTGATCGACATTATTCCGCCGTATGCACGGCAGTCGATGTCTTTCCCTCGCGGGAACCACGTTGCATCTCCATCCTCAAACATACGTGCGTTATCTCGAATGAAGGCACGCAGGTTCTTGAAGCGGTAGTGAATGCCCTC